AAGTTTTACAATCTCGACCAATTGCAGATACTTATAAACTTGTACCTCACCAAGATTTATTTGCATTGCAAGCTAACATTTTAGATAAAACAGATTTACCTAAAACAAATGTGCGAGTAGTAGATAAACTTATCAATGGTGGCTTACAAGCTCAAAGAACTATTTACTATGATGACTTAGCCGTTCCCGTTTCTAATGATAGAGATATAGTAAAGGCAAGAATTGATATTTTTAATTCTGTTGATACTAGTTGGGCTTTCCAAGTTTTTAGCGGAGCTTATCGCAATCTATGTAGAAACACTTTAGTTTTTGGCGGGGAAAAATCTTATCATCAAAAGAAGAAACATACCTTAAATCTTAATCCGTCTGCTATGGTTCAAAAGGCGGGTTTGGGATTGTCTATGTGGTCGCACCAAAAAGACTTGATGCTTAATTGGCGTGGTATCCAAATCACAGATCAACAATTTGCAGATATGTTAAAAGAAACTATTTGCACCAAGAAAACTAAATCTGCTGAAGTTGGTGTTAATCCCGTAAATGAAACTAAGCTTAATTACTTGCTTGGCTTATTTGATGAAGAGAAAAAGGAATTAGGTTCTACACTTTGGGGAGCTTATAACGCCTTAACTCATTGGTCGACACATACTGATTATAAGGTGGAAAGATATAATTCTGAAACTCATAAATTGGAAACTATTAATGGTGGTCGCACCAATGCGAATAAACCAAACGTGGAAAGACAAAGAGCAGATGTAGTAAGGGAACTACTCACTTCAGATGCTTGGCAATCTTTAGAAATGGCTAATGCTTAATGGCTGAGTTTCTTGCAAATTTATCCCGTATAATGGTCATCTTTTTGGTGATCATTATCTTAGCAATCTTGTTTTAACTTAGGAGAAATTATGAAAAGACTACACTTAAATAAAATGTCAACACTTCTTGAAAGTTTGGAAGTTGTTGCACGTAACGCTAAGAACAAAGGTCATAGATCGGGTTTCAGATGCCATGATCTTGCATTGCAGTTGGCTGATCAATTCAAAGTTTTTGAACCTACATTGGAAAGCGTAATTACTAATAGGGAAAATAAAAACAATCCCTTTAAAATTAAAGGTAATGACACGCTAACACGTGGAGAATTTCAAGTTTACAAGCTTATTAAATCGCATGATATGGTTAAAATTATTGACGTCTACAATGATACAGATAATAAAAAAGCGTTTAATACTGTTAGGCAATACGTAAACATTCTTAAACAAAAAGGGTATTTACAAACTATAAAGATTAAAGGCGATAGACATAAATACTATAAAGCTTATCCGCTTTCATTTCATACGATGGATAGAAATTTGGTGAATAAATTATCTAGTTGACTTAGTTTTTTAAATAAGATTATAATTAACCATGCTAGGAACAATCTTAGCGTGGTTTTTTTAAACCTTAATTTTTAAATAGAAAAAGGATTTCTTACAATGGAAACAAAACAATATTTAATTAAAAGTGAATACGATTTTAACAATAAAAAATTTAATGCAGTCAATAATTGTGAACTAACTGTTCAATTCAAAATAATGGATAGTTGTGCAATGGTTGAAATTGTTGGTCGTTATAATGGTCGCACCAATGAAGAATTTAAACATCAAATATTTTGCCATAAAGATCAGATGTTAAAAGTTTTACCTAATGTTAACGATCAAGTTGAAAAGTTTAATGAACCATTCAACAAAGATAGGGTTTTAATTGATCAGCGAATAGGTGTTATCTTTGAAGAGGAAAAGCAAAAAGAATACCAATTGGGCTTGCATGGTCAAATAGATCTTGAAGAGTTAATTAATAAAAAGAAAGGGAACTAATTATGGCTTATTATTTTAGTTGTAACGAATGTAATTATAAAGAGCATTTTAATGATCAGTTTAACATTCCAAGTAAAGCCCTTGAAGGGAAGTTAAACGACTATGAAAGTGTTATTTGTTCTAGTTGTGTATCACAAAAAACAAGATTAAAAGGTAACTATATTATTATTGAAAAAGGAAACAAATAGATGACTATTATTTATGAAAACATGCCAAAAAAATCTATGGGATTAACAAACGTTGCAAAGGTCGAAAACTTTAAAAGCCACAGATCAGGCAATCCAATTGCAAATCAATTTAAGATTACTTTGCAAAATGGAACAGAAGTGTTTCAATCTTACAATTCTATTATAGCCGTAAAGGTTAATGGTTTAACTTTCCTTGATCGCACGTGTTGGGATTACTCAAATACTACTTCAAGATATAGGAAAGAGTTTCTAAACGAGGATACTAAAACCACTAAACAAAAGATTAAAGATGATGTTTACATTCTTATGAACTTGAATTAAATATCTTAATTCCTCCCCTCAAAACCTCCCTTGATTTAGTTCTTGGGGGGTTTTTTGTTGGGTAAACTAGAATAATAGTTAAATGGTTGGTATCATTGGGTTTCTTGGTGTGTTGTTGTTTTGGTATATGTTCGCAATCTGTACCTCAAACGCTACCTTTTAGGCTTTATCAATACAACTTATTGAAAAAATTGCACCTAAATTAAAAAAGAAATACACGTGACGCCTATATATTAAACGTGGCTAGCAATCCCAATATGAAACACGGCTTATATTAGGTTGGCTTATGATCCTATGGTTTCAATGAGGGTAAACACAAAAAAAAGTCCCTATACGGGGTGCAAAGGGACACTGGGGACCCCCCGGTATACGTATGCAATGTCGCCATATTTTTATCTGAATGAGTTACTTGTACAAGTTATTCGCACCCCTTTGGGTAAACATGCGAAATATCCCCTTGTGTTACGATTGGTCGCACCCTTTAGGGTATCCCTGTGTGTATGTAGGTGTATTTCCCCGGAGGATCTACTCCGATTGTATCCATCCTGACGAAAAAGTCAAGTAAATTCGTACAAATTTTTTTTTTATTTGACATTAGGTTAATCTGTACGTATAATCTAGGTATCAAGACCAGTTAGAGCAGCAGCAACCGCTCCTTTCTCGTGCTTTGGCTCAACTTTTTAGGCTCTTGACTCAATAAGCAAAGGAAAAACCCGTGTTTGAAGCAATTGTACTCGTCTGTTACTTAGGATTGGCGTCCGATTGTAGAGAATTACACGATTCACGAGGTCCTTACGACACAGAAATGCTCTGTAAAGAGCGAGTTGTCGAAATAACAACAGAATTACCAACTTGGTTACCTAATTATAAGATGATGGGATACAGATGTAATGAATTTACTCCCGAAAAAGACTTCCCAGCGTGAAATAACGCCCCAACAAGAAGAATTCCTAACTAATTTGTTCGAGAATGGGGGCAATGTCACCGATGCAGCACTTCAAGCGGGCTACGCTAAGGGTAGTATAACATGGTTAAAGAACAGTTTAGCCGATGAGATCATAACTCGCACAAAGAACATACTGTCTATGAACGCATTTAAGGCTGCTACACGCCTTGTAACGACAATTGACAATCCCGTACCCGAAAGAGGGGACGACCTACGCTTCAGGGCTGCAGAATCGCTCTTAAACAGGGTTGGCTTGGGAAAACAAGAAACAACTAACGTAAATGTACAAGCAGTACACGGTATTGTGTTGCTGCCACCAAAGAAAGAGGTCGTAATCGATGGCTGATCTAAACACATTATTCAAAGTACTCAACACAATCAACGCTCTGGCAACTCCCAACGAGCTTACTGACAAGATGAGTGACAAGTTAAACCAGATGATCCAATCCTTATCTCCATCTGAAAAGAAGGAAGCCAAAGATGCCCTCAAAGAAAAACAAAAGCAGGGAATGAAATATGGTGGCAAAGCATCAAAGAAATGTAGTGCCAACAGAGACAGTAGGAATACACGTAAAGTCAATAGTTAGGAGAAACGACAGTGGCTAAAACTATAGATAAGAATAAATTAAATCAAAGTAAACAATTACAAAAGAAAAGTGAACGAGAAAAAGCTCAAGGAAATCAACTTTTAGGTGCAAAATCAAAAATAAAAGGTGAGATGAGCAAGGATCTTGCAAGGGTAAAGTCTATTCAACAAAGTCAAAAAGATGCTGATAAAGCATTTGCAGATAAGCAAAAGAAAAGTGTACAAGACAGAAAGAAAAGTCAACTACAGGTT